CGACGACATCCGCCGCCTGAAGCCCCAATGCCACGGCATCGCCATCACGCGCGAGCGCATCCTCGCCGTCATCGAGCACTACGGCGGCGGCTCCTGGCACGGCAACGACCTGCTGAAGCAGGCCAAATGGCTGGAGAAAAACAGAGACTTTTGGGAATGAGATACACCGTACTGACATACATCTTCGGCCGCTACGAGCAGGTGCACGAAATCGAGGAGAAAGACCCCGAAGCCGAATACCTGCTCATCACCGACGACCCGAATTTGAGGAGCGACACATGGCAGGTGCTCCACCACCCCATGCCCGACATGTCGCTCTTCGCCCGATGCTATCAGGTGCGCTTCCATCCCTTCCGCTTCGCGCATACGCCAATGGTGGTGCGCGTGGACGGCAGCATCAAGATAAAAAAGCCGCTCACACCAATCATCGACGAGATGGAGCGCGGCCACTACGACCGCTGCATGATGATCCACCCCCACCGCGACACCATGCACCAGGAATATGCCGAGTGGATACGCACGCGCGACTATCCGCAGGAGCAGGCTGAGAAGTGCATGAAGATGATGTGGCGCATGGGCTACGACTTCAAGGAGCGCGGCATGTTCCAAGGATGCTTCGAGGTGGTGCGCGACAACCAGGTGAACCGCGACGTGAACGACCTCACCTTCGGACTGCTCTGCGCACTCGCCACCAACGGCAAGATAGAGCGCATCGACCAGACCATCACCTCTTTCGTGCTCAACCGATTCTTTGCCCAGCGCATCAACATCCTGCCAGTGGGAGAGACCATCGTCACCGACGGCGACTTGATGCAATGGCACTACCACCACAGCACACGCCCCATCAAGAGCACCCAGCCAATACAGCCGATGATGTTCAACAGGGAATGCGAGGTGTGGAAACCGTAGTAAACCCCACTACCCATAATTCCATTCTTTAGAGAGAATCCCGAAATTCTTTGGAAACAATTTCAAAAATCTTTGGAAAGGATATGAAACTAAAAATCAAGAAATGCGGGCTCGTCCGCAAGGTAGAGAACGAGAAAGTGACAGGCTTCTACGGCAAGGTGATCACCAACGGCAAAAAGACCTTTGACGAAATCGCCCGCCAGAGTGCCAAGAACACCACCCTCCATCCGAAAGAGGCAGCACTCGCCGCCGAACTGTTGCTGGAGGGCATCTGCGAGGAAATCCAACAAGGAATCATCGTTGACCTCGGGCCACTCGGCACGCTCTACCCAGCCGTATCGTCGAAGTGGGAGCAGGACGGCGAAGACCTCAAACTGGCCGACATGACACCGAAGGTGAACTATAAGCCGAGCGAAACCATCGCCGCCACCATCAAGGGGGCATCCCTATCCTGGGCGACCGAAAAGGACGAGGAGGAAGGCACCGAGACACCAGACGACGACAACCAAGGCACCAACACCGGCAACGGAGGCAACACCGGCGGCGGTGGCGACCTGACACCATAAACCAGTTGGGAGCTGGATAATTTCACTTTAAGCCATGGGGCTGCGGCACTGTCCGACGGGAAAGCAGTAAACCCGCAGCCCTTTTACACCGAAAAATAAACAACACGAAATATGGAAGTAAAAAATGAAATCAGATCTTTCGACCTCGACATCCAAGTCAGGGAGATAGAAGGGCAGGAGGGCGAGAGCCGCATTATCACCGGCACCGCCATCGTGTTTAATGCCGAGAGTTGCGTGCTCGATGACTTCGGATTTCCATTCCGTGAGATCATCAAGCCGGAGGCAGCACAGATGGCTTTCCTCAACTCACAGGACATCAAGCTCAACCTGCTGCACAACCGCAAGGACACCATCGCCCGCAGCCGCATGGGACAGGGCAACCTGCACATCAGCGTCGACGGCAAGGGTGTGAACTTCGAGGCCGTCGTGCCAAAATGCGACATCGGCGACCGCGCTCTTGAAATGATACGCTCGGGCGTTTACACCGGTTGCAGTTTCGAGTTCCAGGCAGGCAAGCCCGGCGTGGACTACGACGTGGAGGAAAGGGGTGCCAACAAGGAAGTGCGCATCACCCACCGCCGTCTGAAGAGAATCACTGCATTCACCATCGGAATGGACCCCGCATACTCGCAGACCACCGTCAATGCCCGCGAGATGTGGAACGAGACCCCCACCGCCAAGCGCGAGGCAGAGGAAGCCGAAGCCGCCCGCAAGGCAGAGGAGCAGAAGCAGCGCGAGCAGCAGGAGCGCGAAAAAGTGCTCAGCCGTGAGCGCGAACTTGCCGCCGCAGAGCGGATGGCACGCGAGAGAGAAATCGAACTAATGAGTTACTAACTTTTTTTAACTGGTTGAAAAAATGACAAAAGCAAAAAAGACCATCGACGAGTTGATGTCACGACAGCGTGAAATCAACACCAGCCTGGGTCAGCTCGACGCTGCACTTCAGGAGAGAGAACTGAACGACGAGGAGAAGGCCAGCCGCGCCAGCCTGCTCGCCGAGTATGAATCCAACAAGCGCGAGATCGGCATGGGCATCCAGGAGAAGCAACTCGCTGCCGTGACCATCGCCCCGAAGAAGGACGTGAACACCGAGCTGCGCGAGTTCCTCCGCGAGGCAAAGGTAGGCTCCAAGTTCGTCATCCCGATGAGCCGTGAGAGCATCTCCTACAACTCGCAGGGCGTGGGCAACTATCCCGGCACCGACGGCTACGTGCAGGGCATCACCGTGGTTGACCTCATCCCCACCGACCGCCCCGACGGCGACATCCTGCTCACCGCAGGCGTGCCCATGACCACCGGCGTGACCGGCAACAAGATTCAGTGGGCTTTCGCCGGAGGCGTTGAGGCAGTCTTCGCCAACGAGCTGGCCGCCACAACCGAGCGTGTCATCGACCTCGACAAGCAGTCGCCCATCCAACAGCGTCTCACCGTGCGCGTGCGCATCTCCAACGAGGCCCTGGTGAACAGCGACTACGACCTCCAGTCGTACATCGTCCGCGCCGTGGCCGACAGCATCCGTGAAAAAGTGAACTGGGCACTCGCCAGCACCACCAAGGCCACAGAGAACTTCTTCGGTCCCTTCGCTCAGAACGCAGAGAGCGGCACCTACGGCCAGGCTGGCTACACCGCCGGCAAGCAGGTAGGCACCTATTCCGAGTTCACCAAGGAGACCGCAGCCGAGATGATCGGCAAGTTGGCAAAGCACAACCTGAAGACCACCAACTGCGTGTTCGTCATGGGCTCCGAGGAGTTCTGGAAACTGAAGGTGACACCGTTCGACCAAGGCTCGGGCATCATGCTCATCGGCAACGACAACCGCCTGCTCGGCATCCCCGTGGTAGAGAACAACGCCATCAACCGCGCCACCCAGAAGGGTGCCATCAGCGGCCACGCCATCGGTCTCGGCAACTTCGCCTACGTGCCCGTCATGCAGCATGGAAACATCCGCCTCTCGATTGACGCTGTTTCGGCAGTCGCCAGCAACACCGATGAGGTCTACGTGACCATCAACGCATACTTCTCGATGACCATCCTGAAGGACGGTGCCGACGCATTCGTGCTCTACTCGAAGTCGACACAGAGCTCGTCTGGCATCTAAACTCTCCGAAACATCAGAAAAGGGGTCATAGTTCCAGCCGCGGGTGAGGAGTCGGAGGTCACAGCCCGGCCACCCGTGGCCCCCTTTGAAGATACGGGGAATGTGTAACAATCAAAGTCAAACTGATAGCATGAGTCTCCAGACGGACATCATATTCGTGAAAGCCATCAAGTCGGACACCGAACTGCTCAGGCAGCTCGCCATCGGCGACGTTTACAACACCGCCATCGCCCTGCCCGACGAGGACCTCGACAACGCCGATGTGCCATACGTCATCGTGTCGCAGGGCGAGGGAGTGAACGACGGCACCACAAAGGACGACTACGAGGGCGACACCGACTCGGTGAACATCACCATCGAGGTGGCCGCCAGGACACGCGCCGAACTCGGGACGCTGGCCGACCGCATACGCAAGGCCGTGCGCCGCTACTTCCGGGCATCCGAGGAAGGCGACGAACTCCACGACATGGTGCCGCTCGACTACCAGTTCTCCTTCAAGCCCGTCACCTACGACCCGCTGAAGCCATGCTGGTGGATGGAGCTCGTCTATCAGTGCGACGTTCGTAATGACTTAACACAAGACGAAGAAAATGGAGAAGAATGAAAAACCGAAGGCACCTGAGGCCGTGAACGAGCAGGAAACCATCAAGCCGGGAGTACCCGTGAAGGTTGAGGGCGAGACACGCGCCGAGGTGGCCGACAAGATAAAGGAGATGCGGAGCCGCGCAGCCGAGCAGGGACTGACTGACAAGGAGGGTGGATTCATCCACCACGTCAAAGGCAAAGACATCGACGACCCAGGCATCTTCGCCGCCGAAATGATTTTCATCAAAAAGTAATACGATATGGCAGTAATCAAGTTAATGGGCCAGAACTTCCGCGCATTTGTGGGTTCTACCCCCGCTGCCGTCGCAGAGGCGACAAACTGCCAGGTGACGATCAGCGGCAATATGGAGGACAGCTCTACGAAAGACAGCGAGTCGAGCTGGACGGAGGAGCAGATGGTCTCAAAGCAGTGGAGTGTGTCGGTTGACAACGTTGACTCAACGCTCGCATCGCTTCGCGCACTCATCACCCAGTTCAACTCAGACGAGAAGACCACCGTCGGATGGGACCGCACGAGCGGTGCTCAGAACCGAGTAGCGCAGAACGAGAACTTTGCACGCTCAGGCGACGCCATCCTAAACGACATCTCAATCCAAGCGAACAATCGCAGTACCATCACGATCACTTGTCAATACCAGGGCAGCGGTGCCCTGTCATAAGACTGCAAAGACATGGACAAAGGACAACATCTACGACTGGTAATTGTTGATGCAAGTACAACGCCATCGACACTTGACTATGTGGCCTATGCCACCGACCTGACATTCCATTTGTCTGCTCAGACCGAGGACAGCACGACAAAGGACAGCACCGACACCACAGGGCTCTGGAACGAGTACGACGTGACAGGACGCTCCGGTGACATCCAGTTCAGCGCACTTGTAGCCGTTGACACATCATCTACCCCGGCCGTTGACTCGACCGGAAAATATCTCAACGACTTCATCAACATGGTGACCGACACGGCGGTGGACTGGAAACTCATCTTCGTGAGCGGCAGCAACAACCGCACGGCCGGCAAGACCGTCTGCTCAGGCAAGGGCAAGCTGACAAACTTGCAGGTGTCTGCGCAGAACCGACAGAAAACGACCTACTCGGGCACTCTGAACATTTACGGTGCCGTCACAGTGGGAACGGACTAAACACATACGGCATCGCTCGCATGGCTTTACTTTTCTGTGCCATCGTCGGGCGGTGCTTTTCCATCAATCTAACAAAATAAAGGAACTATGACAACAAAGACCATCAACATTGCAGGGAAGGAAGTGACGCTGGCATACTGCTACGCCACCGAGATAGCCTTCCGCAAGTACACGGGCGACAGCATCGACAAGTTCGATGCCACAAACCCCGAACATGTCCTCTATCTCATCCTATCGGCCATCGTAGCATGGAGCCAGGCAAAAGGCGACGAACCCGTCATCAAGGATGACGAACTGATGTACAACGCCAAGCCAAAGGAACTCATCGACGCACTCACCGAGATTTTCAAACTTCGTGCGGAATGGTATGAGGTGCCGGCGGGTGAGCCGGAGGATGAAACCGACGAGAAGCAGGACGGCGAAAAAAACGCATGACCGCCAACGACCTGCTCGAGCTGTTCGTTGGCGAGATAGGACTTCCACGTCGGGAGTTTCTCTTTGATATATCATTCTGGGAGGCACGGCGGATATTGCGCGGCTACCGCAACCGCTACCGCGACATGTGGAGTGCCATCCGATGGCATGCCTACCGCATAATGGGAGCCATCCCATACACCGACCTTGAAAAGGCCGGCATCAGAAGACCGACAGACCTCATCAAGTTCCCGTGGGACAATGACAACATGCCGGAGGTGGAAATGCCGAGCGAGGAGGATACAGAGGAAATCCTCGAGATATTACGCCAGGAAAAAGAAAAGAATAAATTGCATACAAAGACATGACTTTGAGGCATGGGCAGCGGCCCAGGGGTAATTACAAATGAATCATGAGAATAGTATTATTTTATTAAGGTTTTTAAACGCAAAGCAAAAACGCTGCC